TATCTATGGGCGTTCTTATCTTCGGTGGTAAGAATTTTAAGACTGATTTCTCTCAAATGGCTAATTTGCTTCGAAGCGGAACCGTTATTGCTGGTACTGGAGTCGGTCTTTATGCTCTCATTGCCAAGTGTTTTCTCAACAACAATGGAGAAAGACTTATGAAATATGCTGACGACATTGATTCTCTACGTGAAGACCTTGAAGATTTCTATGATCTTGACACCGCTGCCCTCAATTCCAGCGAAGCTCTTAGATCTTGGAACGCACTGCAGACTAGATACAACCTGCTCTTCAGAATTCTCCACGATGAAAATGATCGCAATCTGAGTGAAATGTTTAAACAAGCCAGTTTTTACTATTTCAAATGTCATGACAAATTCCAACATGTCTTGAGTACGATAAATTCAAACAAACCTAGGAAAGAGCCAGTTTTTCTGACACTTTATGGCCCTCCTGGCTGTGGTAAAACCACATGGATTTCATCTGTTCTCAAACCATACTTTTGCAAGCTCTTCGATGTTGGCCTTGACAATGGATGCATTGAAATGACTGGAGAAAACAAATATTTTCCATCATTCCAAGGAAGACCTATCTGCATCATTGATGAGTATAATCAAGAAAATCCTACAATCGACCACATCACTACCATGACGAAAATGATTGGTGGCAATGCCTTCAAAGCTGACGGTGCTTCCCTCGAAGATAAAGACCAATACTTCAACGCAGAACTTGTCATCACTGCTAGTAACAGAGGTGAGTATGCTATTTCAGCAGCTACTTGTCCAGCCGAAACTGCCAAAGCTTTTTGGGATCGACACAATTTCTTCTATATGTTCTCTGACGGACAAGAGGTCGCTAATGGACGTAAGAAAACTCCAGGCAGCAAACTCAGATTCTTTAGGACTAACGGAGTCACACCACACACTCAATTCGTTAACGAAGCTGGTACTCACTATGAGTTCCCAAATGCCATCCCGAAAGATTTCGTTGAAATTTCTGAGAAACAACTTATCGCATGGATTGTCGGAGAACTTGAAAACAAGAGAGACATTTTCAACATGATCAATGAGAAACAAGACGAAGTTGCCGTTGACGTCCAACCAGACCTCAGTCTTATTACTAACAGAAAACCACCAGCGACTCTTGGTGTTGCCGTTGGTGCCAATTCTATCTTCACCAAACCAGATAGCATTGTCACTAAACATGGAATCAAATCCATGGACAGAAAAGGATATATTGCTGATCATCTTGATTTGATGCCACCTCCACCCGTCATTGAATTGAGAGAGGGAAAGGACGAACCAATCCCCGCCTGTCCACGTGCCCCACCAAAAACCGTTGAACCCATCGGTAGAGGACTTAAGGAAGAAAAGTTCCCAGACAAGAACAAATGGGAAACTGTCAACAACGCTAAAGCTAGGAGATGGAACTCCCGACACCCTAACGAACCAAAAAGACTTTTTCGTGAAGATGCTTCCAGTGCTCCCCTCGTTATCGCTATGTACGGTCGCTCGAATACCGGAAAAAGTTTCACTGGAGCCAAACTTTGCAGGGAAATGAGTGTACTCTACGGTATGAAGGCTGTCGATACACATGGTTCCGTTCCTAACGAGCAAGCAGACAACACTCTTTACGTTCTTGACGATGTCATCCCAAGTCAAAGCGAAGTCTATTGTGATTTCTGGGAAAAGTGTAATCAGACCAATGTCATCATTCTCACTAGTAACCAGGAACTCCCAAAATGGAGCCGAAGTCTAAGACATCCAATGGGTTACTATGATTACAACCACTTTTCAAGCGAGAGACTGATTCGTCGAGCAGGCTTCGGAGGACACATCAACTTTCATAACAACTTCTATTATATCGACGACGCTACAAACGTTATTGATGTTTCAGGTTTCAACAAATACAGGATTTTCGATGAGACTGCAATCATTAACTACACCAACGTCAAGGAATGGGTATTCCAGAAAATGAGAACCCACTTGACCAAGGAAGTTGATATTGTTTACCAACAGACTCTTGAAGATGCTCCTGAAGTTGATTATGATCTTCGAATTGATCTCGACCCCGCACAACTTCATCTTATCACCGAAAGAGATTTCCACAGAGCCGCAGTCAGAAACACGGACAAAGTCAGAATGACATGGACTGGAGTCGGACAATGGAATGATACCTCAGTTTTTCTTAATGCCAACCTTGTCCCCGGAGCTCTTCCTCGTTGCGAAAATGTTTGGGAACAGCGCGATGAATTTACCCCTTTGCTCAGAGCACTTTTGAGACAAAAAGCTGGATTCAGACCTTTCGTTAAGATTGGTAACACCCACATCTTTACCAAAGAAGACTCCGATATCGTCTTTGTCAAAGGTCTCGACAAAAGAGAAATCAC